GCGGCGCCGAGTGACGGCGATCTCGGCGAGGCGATTGGAAAATATTTTCGGAGGATGAATGTCGAGAAGCGCGAGATCGGGTGAGGCCAAGAAGGGCGCGGCGATCGCGAGGGCGGCGCAGGAGCGGCATGCGGCGACGCTGCTGGCGGCGCAGCTCTTGACACCGCTGCCGGCACAACCGAGGTTCGACAGCCTGCGCATAAAAGATCAGACCGAGCCCGCGAGGAGACTGCGTGAAATACTCGAAAGGCCAATCCCGGAAATCGACGGGCCAAAAGCGCGACGTAAGCGAGCTGGAGCATCTGGTCACCAAGTTCTACGATCTGCCGATCGATGATGCACCGCTCGCCATGGCAAGGCTGACCTCGATCAAGCTGACGATCGAGCTGTACGCCCTGGTCGGCAAGAAATTCACCAAGCGTGAGCTGGATCACTGCATCGACACGGTGCTGAAGGGCTTGCCCGATTACGCCGCGCGACGGCGCGCCCACGACCACCCCCATTGACGGACCCCTAGCGCTTGTGCATCCTCCGCGCCGCGCATCGGCACGGGGAGAGCATGGGGCACATGGCTGGCCATTACGGCACCAAGGTCACCGAGAAGGATCTTGATCAGGCGCCGACGCCCGGCGTCTTCACCGGCTATCCCGTGAAACCGATCTCGCTCGAATTGCCCGACCGCGCCAAGCTCGTGTTCATGCCTCAGGCCGACATCACCGCTCTCGAGGTGGCGCTGATCACCCAGCTCTTCACGCGTCTCATCATGACCACCTGGAAGGGCGACAGCCCGCTCGACAGCGAGAACTATCTCGAGGACCACAAGCTCAAGCGCCACTTCGTGCGGCTTGACGAGAACGGGACCATCGCATGAACACGATCGTGAAATCGGACGTCGCGATTTTCGCCTATCTCGATCCCGAGAAGGCAACCGACGATGCGCGCAAGATCGCGGAGGGCGGCGCCAAGCGCCGCGTCGTCCAGGTGCATCTCAGCCCGTCCCAGGATGGCCGCACGTCCGCGCTCTACTTTCCGATCGTCGAGGGTCTGACCTGTCCGTGCTGTCAGCAGAAGATCGCCGAACTGGTGGGCTTTGACGGCAATGATCATCACACCGAGGACCGCGCGCTCGAGCAGCGCATGGCCGAGGCCGGCGGGTGAACCTCCCCTACGCCCGCAGCCGCTTCAAGACGAAGCTCGCGCCCGGCGATACGGCGATGGGTGTTTCCCGTGAAACGGCGCGCGAGATGCGCGAGCAGACCTCGATGATGTGCGCCGGCAACGACAACGACCAGCGTCGCTATCGCAAGGTGCCGCGGGTTTTCAAGCACACGCTCGAGGGTAAGCCGATCGATGCGATCAGTCTGGCGCGCTTTGCGCGTCGACAGCATCGCAACATGCAGCACAAGGGCGTGGGCCAGACGCCGCTGTTCAGCGAAGCACTGCAACGCGCCACGCCCAAGGGCCTGATGCGCGGCATGGCCGAGAGCATTCGTCGCTACTCGGCCGGTTTGTTTTTCTCCAAGGCGACGAGGATCCGCGCCGGCCGGCGATAAAGGGGGCACTATGACAGACACGGTCGATATCACGGGCACGGTGGCGAGCGTCAACGTGAACGGCGCCCAGGTCTACCCCGCTGGCCCCACGCCGCCCATCCCACCGACGCCGCCCAGCGGCGGCGGGCTCTACAAGCCGACCTCGCTGCAGGATCTGGTCACCCAGCTGACCAAGGTCTGCACGGGCGGCGGTTATTTGATCATCGACCCGTCGACACCGGCTTTCACCGTGACCGCGCCGATCGTGATCCCGGTGGCCTACACCGGCGGCGCGCCGTTCGGTTGCGATTTCAGCAACCTCAACCTCAGCTGGAACGGCGGCCTCAACACTACCAAGGACGTGATCACCTTCGACACCTCGAAGGCGCCCGCGGGCTCGCCGATCCGCGGCTTCGTGCTGAAGAACCTCTACGTGTTCGGCAATGGCTACATCGGCCAGCAATGCGGGCGTGGCATCGTAATCAATGCGCCGGGCGGCGGGCGGCCGATCTACAAGGGCATCTTCGACAATCTCAGCGTCCAGTATTGCGGGCTCGAGGGCATTCGCTTTTGCGGCGATGTGTTCGAGGCGGCGCTCTACAACATGATCTCGGAGAACAACTACGGCGACGGCATGGTGATCTCCGACGTGCCGACCAATGGCGGCAGCAACGGCGTCATCTCGAATTTGATGATGTACGGCACCAATCTCAGCCGCAATCGAGGCTATGGGCTGAACCTGCCCGATCAGGCCAACTCGGTCGACATGTTCGGCGGCAGCTTCATCAACAACGCCTTCGGTGGCATCTTCGCCAATACGGGTATTCGCACCGTGATGGGCGTGAACGGCGAGAACACGGGGCTCAGCCTGATCAACATCCCAGGCTCGAGCTTCGGCAGCAATCTCAGCGGCTGCAACATGTCGAGCGATGGACAGACCAAGGCGCCCGGCGGCAAGGTCTCGCAGTACGTGCTGAACTCGGGCGGCAGCATGAACAAGATCCAGAATAGCAACGCCTGGGTCACGCCCTACGGCTCCGGCAGCCAGCCGGCGATGGCGATCAATGCGCCGGGCGGGACGCCCTGGAAGTGATCGAGCCCGGTGACACCGCGGGCGCCGTGCCCTGCCCCAGCTGCGGGCATATCATCTCGCGGGTCATCGATTCACGCTTCAACAAGGACAAGGGCAAGAAGCGACGTCGGCAGTGCGAGAAATGCATGTTCCGCTTCTCGACGCTCGAGGTGCTTGACCTCGAGAACGACAACAACGCGATTAGCAGGATGTGGTTGATCCGTTTCGGCAAGCTCGAGAAGCGGGTGCTGTCATTGGAGGAAACCGGTCGTGGAGGACAGCAAGAGTATTTTGCTAAGGCTCGAGCCCTTGGAGAAGCGGGTATGGGCCCTGGAAGCCCTGTTGCTGAACGCGCGCCTGACGACGGTCGAGGCGATGCTGTACGGCGGGAAGATCTCGAAGGACGATAAGGGTTTTCTTCAGCTCGTGCGCGAGCGGCTTGACGCTCTCGAGCGCGATGTTCAATCTCTGAAGCAGCGAGGAGCAGCACCATGAAACTTTCTCAAGCCATCGCGATCGTGAGCCAGCACGCCAAAGCCTGGATGGAAAGCCAAGCGCCGCATCAGCTCGAGCCAGGGCTTGCCATGCGCACCGTGATGGATGCCGCCGAATGCATGATGTCGGGCAATGGCGATATCGACAGCGATGAGCTGCACGAGCACGCCGAGAAGGCGCGCGCCTCACGTCAGCCGATCGATCCTGTCAGCTCGTCAACCCCTCCGTCCGATGGTTCCTATGCCTCGTCGACCACACAAGAAAACCCGCAAGGTGAGCCCGAGGGAAGTGACGACGCTGGATCCAGCCCCGTCAACTCTCAGACCGTCCCCGAGCCCGGCACCAGCGAAGGCAACCCCGCCGTCTCAACGGGAAGCTGATCAGGCGCGCACCATCGCCACGATGCGGCTCTTGATGGCGGCAATCGTACGCAAATTCGGCACGCTCGACGTGATCACGCTCTCGCCGGTCGAGGTCCAGGCCGTCCAGCAGGGCGACATCAGGATCATCGACGACCCGACCGGGCTGATCAAAATCGGCATGCGCATCAAGGGGCAGGCCCCGCACATGGGGCCGAAGATCATCTCCCGTCTCAACTGACGGCTCGCGTGAAGCTTTACTAGGGACGCTCCGCTAGTAAGACTCAAGGCTCTACGCGGGTACAGTGGTCGATTGCGGCATAGCGCTCCGAACCGCAGTCGGCTACACTGACCGCGTTCTCTTCGCTGTGTGCATTCAGCGACGAGGGTATCTCCCCATCCTTCAGGCCGGTTGCGCAAGCGACCGGCTCTTTTTATGGTCCGCCCGATCAACCGCGGGGGCGGCCGGTGCCAGATGGCGCCTATGTGAACGAGTACGTCATCGTCGACGGCAAGCGGGTCAATCGCCTGTCCCAGCTGCTCGAGCTGGATCGCTGCGACTGTGAAGAGGACCTGCATTTCTTCCTGAAGAAGGCCTGGAGGTTCATCGATCCGGCGCCGTTCACCGATGGTTGGGTGGTCGATGCCTTGTGTGAGCATCTCGAGGCGGTGGCTGATGGCGAGATCCGGCGGCTCCTGATCAACATCCCGCCGCGCTGCTCGAAGTCGTCGATCTGCTCCGTCGCGTTCCCGGCCTGGGTGTGGGCGCAGTCGCATCTGTCGCCGACCTCGGGTCCGGGCGTTCCCATCCTCCACGCATCTTACGCCCACTCCCTGGCGCTGCGCGACAGCGTCAAGCGCCGCCGCCTGATCAAGGGCACATGGTACCAGCGCCTGTTCGGCGACCGCTTCCAAATCGCGGTCGACCAGGATATGAAGATCCGCTTCTCCAATACCAAGGGCGGCGAGAGCCTGATCACCTCAGTCGATGCGGCGGTGACCGGCGAGGGCGGCAACATCATCATCGTCGACGATCCCAACAACGCCCGCGAGGCGCTGTCCGACGTGGTGATCCAGACCACCAACGAGGAATGGTGGGACGGTGCGATGGCAACCCGTCTCAACGATCCGTCGACCGGCGCCATCATCGTCATCCAGCAGCGGCTGGGTGAGCAGGATCTCTCCGGTCACATCCTCGAGAACGACAAGAAGCAGGAATGGGAGCATCTCGTCCTGCCGATGGAGTTCGAGAAGGCACGCTGCGCTACCACCTCAATCGGCTGGCGGGATCCCCGGACCAAGGAGAACGAGTTGCTCTGGCCGCAGCGCTTCAATCGGCGCGCGGTAGAGGACCTCAAGACGCGTCTTCGAACCAAGTGGCGGATCGCGGGCCAGCTGCAGCAGCGCCCCGAGCCCAAGGGCGGCGGCATCATCCAGCGCGATTGGTGGCAGGTCTGGCCGCCCGGCGGTGAGCAGTTCGACGAGCGTGGACGGCCGACGGAAACGCTCGAGTTCCCACCGATGAGCTACATTCTGGCGTCGCTCGATACGGCGTACACCGAGAAGACGATCAATGATCCATCGGCATTGACCATCTGGGGCATCTTCAACCAAGCGACCGATCTCAATCTGCCGACGCGTCGGATCCGCCGTGAAGGCAACGTCATTCAGGTCTATGGCAACGAGGCCGAGCTGCTTGAGCTGATGCAGCCGAAGACCATCCCCAAGGTCATGCTGCTCTACTCCTGGACCGACTATCTTGAGCTGCATCCTCTCGTGGTAAAGGTCGAACAGCTCTGCACGCAGTATCGTGTCGACAAGCTCCTGATCGAGGCGAAAGCCACAGGCCACTCGGTAGCACAGGAAATCCACCGGCTGTTTGGCAACGCGCGCTTCACGACACAGCTCAACAATGTGGGAGCCTCGCGCGGAGGGCACGGGAACGACAAGGTGGCGCGCCTGTATTCGGTTCAGCATCTTTTTGAAGAGGGCATGGTGTTTGCGCCGGAGCGCCCCTGGGCCGAAGCAGTGATGGGTCAATGTGGCACGTTCCCCAACGGGCAGCACGACGATCTGGTCGACACCACCAGTCAAGCGCTGCGCCATTTGCGCCAGCTCGGTTTGCTCTCGCGCCCGCCCGAGATCCGCGACGATATCCAGCGGTCGATGCGTTACGAGAACGTGCGTCGGCCCAAGCCGCTTTATCCGGGGGCCCGCGCATGACGCATGATTTTCTCAAGCAGGACATTCCCTGCATGTGCGTGGTCGATCGTCAGGACCGGCAGATCGGCGGCGGCAGCTGGCAATGGCAGGTGATCGTGCGCACTGCGCCGTTCTGGCATTTCCAGGCCCGCCGGGTCTATTTCATCGAAGCCCCGTCTGATACATTGGCCGCCCACGAAGGGATCCGACGCTTTGTCGAGGAGGACAAGCTCGGCACCTTGAAGCCTATTCTTCAACAGGTGCATTGATGGCTGCCTCCTCCGCTTATGGTCTCAAGCCTGCCGGCGTCCGCCTCAAGATCTCACCCAGCGCCCAGCGTTTTGTCGAGCGGATCAACAGCCAGATCGACGACGATGAAGACGACGTCCCGCTGAACGCCTCGGACGATAACGAAATCCTCGACGAGCGCGGCAATGTGGTGAGCATCGAGCACTCGGATGGGTCGATCACGATCTCGACCGATGACCGACCCCTGCGTTCGGCCGAAGACGACAGCCCGCATGGCTGGTTCACCAACCTTGTCGACAAAATCGAAGACATCGAGAAGAACCGAATTGTCGACGACATCCTGCGCGGCGTTCAGGATGATCTGGCATCCCGCCAGGACTGGATTACTACTCGCGAGACAGGCATCGACCTGCTCGGGCTGACACTGGAGAACCCAGACGACGTTGGGGGCTCGCCCGACGGCCTTTCCGTTCAGAGCCAGTCGACCATCCGGCATCCACTGCTTCTTGAAGCCGTGCTGCGGTTCCAGGCCAACGCACGCAGCGAACTGCTGCCGACTGATGGGCCGGTCAAGATCCGAGACGACAACAACAACACGCCCAAAGCTGAGGATGAGCTGGCGCATGCGCTCGAGAAAGACTTCAATCATTTCCTCACCGTCACCGACAAGAACTACTATGCCGACACCGACCGCATGCTGCTGTTCCTGGGCTTCGGCGGGACGACCTTCAAGAAAGTCTACTACGATCCGCTGCTGAACCGGCCGTGCTCCCTATCGGTCGATGCCGATGATCTGATCGTGAACAATGCCGCGATCACGCTCGATGACGCCAAGCGCATCACGCACCGATCGATGCTGACACAGTCGACCGTGCGACGCATGCAGATCCTCGGCATCTACGACGATGTCGATCTCGGCGATCCGCAGGAGCCAGTCGAGAATGCAATCCGGCGCAAGAAGCGCGATGTCGAGGGCATCGACACCCAGACCACGCGTGCGCAGGACCGCGATCGCGAGATCTACGAATGCTACACCGACATCGACGTCAAAGGCCTCGAGCACCGCTGGAAGGGCAAGGAGTCAGGCCTGCCGGTGCCCTATGTCGTGACGATCGATGTCAGCTCGAAGAAGATGCTGTCGATCCGGCGCAACTACAGCAAGCCGGCGGCAGGCAAGCTCCCACAGCGACGGGACGTCTTCATCGAGTACACCTTCGTGCCCGGCATGGGCTTCTATGGCATCGGCCTGCTGCACATCCTGGCCAATGCCACGATCGCCGTGACTGCGGCGTGGCGCGAGATGCTCGACGCCGGCATGTTCGCGAGCTTCCCCGGTTTCCTCTACGCCAAGGGCGGCGGCCGACAGAACACCAACATCTTCAGGATCCCGCCGGGCGGCGGCGCCGAGATCGACACGGCGGGCATGCCGATGCGCGATGCCGTCATGCCGCTGCCCTACAAAACCGAGGGCCTGCCGGCGCTGATGGAGCTGGCGAAAAATATCGTCGAGACAACCCAGCGCGTCGGCATGACAGCCGAGCAGCAGGTAGGTGAGGGCAAGCAGAATGCCCCGGTCGGGACCACGCTGGCCCTGATCGAGCAGGCGCAGAAGATCCTGAACAGCGTCCATAAGCGGCTGCACGCCAGCCAAGCGCGCGAGTTTCAGCTCCTGGCCCAGGTCTTCCGCGAGCACCCCGAGAGCTTCTGGGAGACCAACAAACGGCCCGCTCTCCCCTGGGACCAGAAGACCTTCACAGACGCGCTCGAGAATTTCTACCTTGTACCCCAGGCGGACCCGAACACGGCTTCGCAGGTCCAGCGGATTGCGAAGGTGGGCGCGCTGTTCCTCCTGGCGCAGGGCGCGCCGCAGCTCTACGACATGAAGGCTCTGCATGAGCTGGCTCTCCGCACCTTGGGCTGGGGCAACCCGCAGGAGTTTATGAAGCCTGACGATCAGGCAAACCAGCCGACGCCCGAGATGATGCAGGCGATGGAGGAGCTGAAGATCAAGCAGGGGGCTGTCGATGCCAACAAGATGAAGGCTCAGGCGGCGATGTCAAAGGCCCAGCTCGACCAGGGCCTGGGTCAGGCCAAGCTCAACCTCGAGCAGCAGAACAGCGATGTCGACAACAAGGTCAAGATCGTGAAGACCAAGATGGATGCCGCACTCGAGAGCCGGAAGGTCGACAACGAGATCGCCAAGGGCATCACGGCCGAGAAGATGAACTTGATCGATGCCGCGCAAAACCTCGCCGTGCATCCCGAGAGCGCGCATCTCGTGGCGCCCCTGATCACGCCGGCCCTGGCCGACGTGCAGCGCCAAGAGAAGGAGGAGAAAATGAAGCGAGGCCTGGGTGCCGCGGATCTCCCCAATGGCTGATCCCGTCGAAGATGCCATGCGGCTGTCGCAGAACCTCCAGTCGCCCTCCTACATCAAGGAGCCTGACCCGAACCGTCGCGAGCTGACCGACCTTGGCCTCTATTCGCCCGCCGCAGAGGCGCTGCGCGGCGTCAAGCAGGAGAAGGGCACGCCAGCTCAGTTTAAGGCCATGCTGCTGAAGGGCGGCGTCAAGCCCGATGAAATCAAACAGGCTAAATTCGACGAAACCTTCGGCAGCCGGCCCAGCGTCACGCGTCAGGAATTGAGGAAACATTTCCATCAGAACCTCCCCAAGCTCGGCACGCACGAGTTCAGCGACGATACCTACGATTATGATCCCGACGAGGGTGGATCGGGTGGACCGAAATATGCCGACTACACGATCCCCGGCGGCAAGAACTATCGCGAGCAGGTGCTGCACCTACCCTCGCCAAAAATGGTCAAGCGATATCACGTACCGCAACAAGGGCCGTACGTTCCATTGGTTGATCGACACACGGGACAGGAAGTTCTCCACGGTATGTATGGACGCATGCGTGACGAAGCACAGCGACGCAATGCGGCTGAAAGCAATACCGAAGCACCTTACCGATCGAGCCACTGGGACGACGTCAACAACCCCATCCTGCATCTACGCATGTCCGATCGCACGCACCGCGATCCTGGGGCGATGAAGCTCGGCAAAGACCTGCATCTCGAGGAGTTGCAAAGCGACTGGGCGCAAGAAGGGCGAAAGCACGGTTTTGGCGGGCCTAAGATTGTGGAAGATGACGGAGGTTTTTACGCGGAAACACCGAGTGGACGACGGTCGATCAGCTTCACGACGCCTGAGCTAGCGCAAGAGTTTGCTCGTACATGGGGTCCAACAACACCGCATGGTCCTTACGTCGATAACACATCGAAGTGGGTCGATCTCGGTCTCAAGCATGCATTGATGGAAGCCGCGAAGGGCGGTCATAAGAACCTGCTGATCACACCCGGCGAGGAACAGGCGAAGCGGTACAGTCTTGCCAAGCGCCTCGAGGCGCTCGACGTGCGCGATCGTCCTGGTGACAAGGCCTACGACATCGCGATGAAAGAACACGGCGGCGATTGGCACTCACCCCATCTCGTCTTCCACGACAAGCTCGAGGACGCCGTCGGCAAGGAGATGGCGCAGAAGATCCGCGAGCATCACGGTCAGCACACCAATACCGGCCACGGCCCTTTCCAGCGCGAGTATAGCGGTCTCGACCTCAATGTCGGTGGCGAAGGGATGAAGGGTTTCTACGACAAGATCGTGCCAGCCGCGCTCGAGAAGCTGGCGAAGAAGCATGACCCCGAGGCCAAGGTGCATCTGTTCGGGCACGATCTGGGCACGCAGAAGCGATACGTCGTGCATGATGTCGAGGATAACCAGCCTGTGAGCAATCCTTTCGAGACGCATGCTGAAGCCTTGAAATGGGCTGAGCGCAACGCGGCGAACTGGAAGCGCAAGCGCGATGACCTCTACCGGATCAAGTCTCACGTGGTTTCTGGACCGAAAGTCCATAAGCTCGAGATCACGCCCAAGATGCGCGAGTCGATTCTGAAGGGCCTGCCGGCCTACAGCGAAGGGGGTGAGGTCTATGCCGATGGTGGCGCGGTCGACGAGCCCGGCGCGTACGGTGAAGGCGGCGTCGCGAAACTGACGCGTGAAGAGCAGCGCCACATGCATGTGCTGTCGCATGTCCATCCGTCGACCTGGACGCCCGACATGCACGCACGCGCCCATCAGCTGATCAGCAAAGGTGCGAAATATGCCAGCGGTGGTGAGATCCCACCGGGCGATGAGATCGGGCACGAGGTCGACCAGACGGGGATGCCGCAGTCGACCGATCTCGGCGGCCTGAAGTTTCCTGACGCCGACGCGGCCAATCGGATGCGCCTGCGCCAGATGCGTGTGGCCAAGAACAAGGTTGTCGGTAACCCTGGCAATCCACGCACGATCATCAAGGCGCCGCCCGGCAGCAACCACCTGCCTGACTTCGCGACCGGCGACATCAACTTTGAAGATTGGAAGCAACGCCATGAGCGCATCCTGTCGCCCGACGAGATCCACAAGGCGGCGCGCTGGTACAAGGATGTCGCCCACCAGTTCAATCAATACTACCCCGACAATCCTGATCTCGCGCGTCGGCATCGTAATGCGTGGCTGGTAGCGCAGCAGAACATCTCGCCGGGCGGCGCGATGCACAACGTGTTGATGCAGCAAGAACAGATCAATCGCGGTATGCCGAAGCGGCTCTGGAAAGCTGGCGGCATGCCCAACCCGACGGAGGCCGCGCGTGCCGTTCTTCAAGATCAACCGATCACTGCAGGCGTGGGTCAGAAAATTGGCGACTTCGTGGACGCGGCTGAAGGAAAGCGTGTTCGATCATGGATGGGCAATCACCCGGAAGGTGGCGACCCCTTCGTGGTCGATGTCCACACCGCCCGCGATACCGGCATGGTCGACAAAGAATTGCTCAACCACCTCGAGCGGCTTGGATACGACAAGCGAGCCCTCAAGAAGCTCAAGGTCGATATGCAAGGCACACCAACGGCCACCGCCTACGAAAACCGGGCCGACTGGGGACGCGCGCTCACCAAGCATCTGAACGAAGTGGGCTGGATGGGGCGCAAGGACTGGACCCCCGCCGAGGCCCAGGCCGTGGGCTGGATGGGCATGACCAAGCTCACGCGCAATGCCGAGGAGGACAGCGAAAGCGGGCTCGAGCGCAATCTGCGTCGGTTGTCGTTCGAGGTCGCGCCGGGCGAAGGGTCGCCCTGGGCGAAGAAGTACGGCCAACATTTTGCGGCGTTGTCGCCCGAGGACAAGGTTGGCCTGACGCGCCACCTCACCGAACGGGCGATGGAGCATGCGCGCAACCTCGCCGGCATCCCGTTGCAAAAACTGGTGCATGGCACGGGCGCGTGGCAGCGTGATCAGAACCCGGCGGCGGTCGGCCAGACACTGGCGACCCACAAGGGCGCCGATATCGCCGCCAATGCCTTGGGCTATCTCCTGAACCAGACCGAGGTCTGGCATCATCGTGCCAAACCTGTGACAGCCAACCCCAAGGGCTTCGCGGTCGACTTCATCGAGCACGGGTCGAAGCACCTCGAGGACCCGCAAAAACTACAGGATCTCTGGGAAAAAGTGATGGCCGCCGACCCCAGCGGCCTGATCCAGGGCTATCAGCCGATCACCACCGCGGCCGGCGAGCGCGGCATCCGGGCGCTGGTCGATAAGGGTGGCGTAAAGACACACCAAAGTTTACAATCGGCTATTGCTGAAGGCGGGCCTTTGCATCGTGTTGCCCAGCAGCTGCCGTATGATATCCGGCTGCTGGGTCACGAAGCAGAGATCACCAAGGCGCGCAACGATTGGAGCAAGGATCCCCATGGGAAAGGTTATCTCGACCGGCTGGAGCAAGCACTCGGACGAAATCCCCGAGCCCACCTCGATCGCGCTCGAGCACAACTTGAGAAAGACCTCGAAGCATGGCTTGCGAAAGCAAAGCCAGCACAAGGACGCGCGCGAGGAGGCCGAAACCTCACCGCACGGCCACCGACCGCATCGGACTTCGGGCCGCGAGTAGCACGCCAGGATGGGGGACGCGTCGTCGCCCCCTATCCTGAACCGGCAAAAACTGGTAAGTCGGCCCTGCAGATAGCACTCGAGATTGCCGCGGGGGCGACGAGATGAGTGAAATGTCGAAGAAGGCGCGCAGCGACATGCGCGCCAAAGCCAAGCGTCTCACGACCGCCGATCCGCATCAGCACGTCGATGCGAGCGACTGGTCCCCTCCCGAATCTCTCAATGCCGGCAAGAAGGTCTACAATCCGCAAACCCTGAAGGGCGTGCGGCCGATGATCTACAAGGCTGGCGGTCGGATCCAGGGCGATCGCGGCCCGATGCGACGGGACAAGAAAGCCCGTGGCGGCTACGTCGATGGCGGCGTGCCCTCCGCGCGCTTCAACGAAGGCCCGGTCCAGCACAGCTCGTTCCTGAACAAGGGCGGTCGCGCCAAACATGCTGACGAAGCCGAGGACCGCAAGCTGATCCACAAGATGGTCGGTGATTGCCGCGAGAAGCGCGCCCGCGGCGGCCACGCGCGCACCGGCAACAAGTCAGGCGATGGCTATGTCGAGGGCACGCGCCCGACCGGCGGTCGCATCGCGCGCGAAGGCGGCGGGACGGTCTCCAAGAGCAGCGGGCGCCAGGATTTCGATTGGCGCGAGATGTCGAAAAACCCCGACGACAAAGCTCGAGGCGGTCGCGCTCACCGTGCCGAAGGCGGCCGGGCGAAGAAAAAGGGATCGACCACGATCAACATCAATGTCGGCAACCAGCCGGGCGCCATGCCTCCCATGCCGCCGCCCAGCGCTATCACACGACCACCCACCCCTCCCCCTGGTCCGCCTCCTGGGCCGCCTCCAGGCCCACCCCCTGGGATGGGCGGACCTCCGGGTGGTCCAGGCGGTCCACCCATGCCGCCGCCCAGCATGGCTGGCGGCAAGCCACCGATGCCGCCACCCGGCCTGCCGGGCCGTAAGCGCGGGGGCATGGTCAAGATGCATGCTGGCGCGGGATCCGGCCTCGGGCGTCTCGAGAAGGCGCGCCGTTATGGCGAGCACCAGAGGACTTGATGGTTCGCGGCGGCAGCGCCTTCTCATGCCGAGAGGGCCGACGCGAAAGGGGCCGCGCTGCCTCCTCGTGGCGCGGCCCCACCTAACGCATGGCCGCAATCACCTTCAACGAAGCGCTCGAGGATCATTTCAAGCGCAAGGTCAGGAAGCTCATCAATGAGAAAGGCGTCTCCGTCTCTGACGGCATGATGCCCGACTTCGCTGCGTACAAATACCACTGCGGCATCATCAAGGGGCTGCAGGATGCACTCGAGGCACTCGACGAGAGCGTCTCTGAACTTCAAACGGCAGGACGAGGAGAAGATGCCGAGAAAAACCGCCGCCGCTAACGTGACACCCTTCCCGAAGACCGGCACGCATCTGCAGGGCAATCTCAAGCGCGCAGGCACGCGCAAGCCCATGGGTATGCGGATGCAGCACGACCAGGATCCGGCCGAGCTGCTGCTCGAGAAGCTGGGCGACATCGGGAAGATCCATGTCTTCAACACCTACGTGCTTTACGCGATCTACGAGCGGCCGAAGGTGACGAAGGGCGGCATCCATCTCACCGACAACACCACGGGCGAAGACGAGTACCAGGGCAAGGTCGGACTGATCATCAAGGTCGGGCCGATGGTCAATGACGAGCATGAATCGCGCGGCGCAAAACTTGAACCGGGCCAATGGATAGCGGTGCGCGCTTCGGACGGTTGGGCACTCAAGGTGAATGGTGTGCTCTGCCGCATGGTCAACGAGAAGAGCATTCACATGGCAATACCAGCTCCTGATACGATCTGGTGATAGGAGGCACATGGCAGACCGCGGGGACACGGTCATCACACTGCCAGATGACGACGATAAAGAACCGAGAACCCAAGACCAACGTGGCAACACCGGTCGCGGGACCAACGCCAAGAAGCTCGAGGCAGATGTCGAGAAGGCGTTAGACACGGCGCGTGCCGGTACCGACACTGACGACGCGTCGGACAACGATATCTCTGAACAGGACACGAACGACCTCGCCAAGATGCGGCGAGATCTCGAACGTGCCAATCGGCGGGCCGAGCAGGCCGAGCGTCGCGTCGCGGAGGCCGAAGGTGGCCGCGCCGAAGCGCTCGATGCCAAGACGCAGGCCGATCTCAACATGCTCAAAGGCACGCAGGAGCGACTCCAGGAAGCGCGAAAAGCGATGACCGCCGAGCTGGCCCAGGCGCATGCCGAAGGTGATTTCCAGAAAATCGCCGACGTCCAGGCGGCGATGATCAAGAATAGCGCCGACACCAACGTGATCGAGAATGGGATCCTGGCGCTCGAAAATGCCCCCAAGCAGCGCGAAGCGTTGCGCAGGCGTGGTGAAAATCCGAGCGACGAGAACCGCTTTGCGCAGATCACCAAGGACATGCACCCCGCGGCCAAGCAATGGCTCAGGGACAATCCTGAATACTATCGCGACGATGAGCTGCTGCAGCGCGTGATCGCGGCCCACAACATCGTCATGACCCGGCGCAAGGATCGTCCCACGATCAATTCACCGGAATATTTCGAAGCGGTGGAAGACCTCCTCGACGACCCAAAATTCGATCGGGACACCCGTACAGGCAACTCTGGGGGTGGAGCTGACGACGATGAGGACGACGATAACCGTTCGACGGCATCGCGTGGTCGTCGCCGGCAGAGCATCGACGAAGACGACGATGATCGTCCTCCGGCAGCGGCTCCGCCGTCGCGTAATGGTCGAGGTGTGGGCGGCGCAGATCGCGACACCGGTCGACAGGTGCGTCTGAGTGCGGCCGAGATCGAGATGGCTGAGGCATCTGGCCTTTCGCCGCAGGAATACGCGCGCAACAAGCGAGCGCTCCTCAAGGAGGACCGCATCGGCCCGCGCGCGTCCAATCGCAACCGCATGCACTGAGGAGAGCAGTCATGGCTGAACGTCGCAGAAGGCGCTCTCACGTCCAGGCGCCGCAGGTTCCCACGATGGACGAGGCGCCTCAGGGCTCAGGTCTTGGGGCGGCAGCTCAGACACCCGCACCGCGCGGGCGCCGGGCTACACCACCGCCGCCCCCACCGGCTGCCGAGCAAGCGCCCGAGATCAAGCGCTCCGCGCGGCGACAATCGATCGACGCCGACGAGAGCAAGGCACGCGCTCGTCTGCGCGCAGCCGAGATCCTCGAGCACGACATCGGCTCGGACGAAGACGACAAATACTACATCCCGCCCGAGATCATTCCCGAGGGTTGGAAGTATCTCTGGCGGCGCAAGTCGGTCTACGGCAAGGAAGACCCGCAATACATGGTCAAGATTGCCCAGACTGGCTGGACCGTGGTGCCGGCCGAGCGTCACCCCGAAATGATGCCGTCGACCGGTGGTCCCTACATCACGATCGAGCGCGACGGCATGATCCTGATGGAAGTGCCGGAAGAGGTTTACGAGATCCTGGTCAAGAAGGAACAGCGCAAGGCGATCGAGCAGGTGCGGGTCAAGAGCGAGCAGATCCGCGCGGCTCCGCCGGGCCATTTCCCGCGCGACCAGCACCCCAAGAACATGCCTCTTGTCAAACGAGGGTATGAGCCGCTTATAGTGCCCGATGCGTAGACCGACTGCGCGGGTTTGACGACTTGCTTGCCAGGGAATGCGGCGCTGTCAGGCGCCGCATTTTCTTTGAAATCGGCTGTTGCAAATTGCAACAGAGCCTTCTACAAGCGCCGGGCTTGGTGCTGTTTGCAAGCGGTTACTTCGTACATTGGTTGAACGATGGACTTCGGTCCAAACCGCAAGCGCTTGTTGCCCAGGCGTGAGGTAAAGATGGTGCTGTCAGAGATCGGTTACTTCGCTCACCACACTACAGGGCGAGTAGCTCAGCGGTAGAGCGCCGGGTCGATAGCCCGGAGGTCGTTGGTTCGAGTCCAACCTTCATACCGGTTTCGTCTGTTGCCCATATCGATGTCTTGCGTTCGCGTTGCGTAATGTCGGTGCTGTTAGCGACGGTTACTTCGCCTTGTAAGCGGGAGGTCGGGGGTTCGAATCCCTCCGGGTCGTGAGATCCGTAGCTCAGCGGATAGAGCGCCTACGTTGCCGTTTCACCCTGTTGCCCGATTTCGTCGTTGTCACGAGGAGAAAGACCATGTCTCGGCTCAATGTGTCGGGTGGCTGGGCCGCCCGTTCGAACCTGCGCACGCATGAGGGTGCGCACGCTGTCGCCATCAATTTCAAGGATCAGCTGAAGCGCTCCGTCATGAGCTGCCTCCTGTGGGAGGATGAGTTCTATGAGGACGGCGAGGAGATCGCCAAGCGTATCCAGCGTCTGGCCGAGAAGGTCGATCCGCGCGACCTCGCGGCGATGGCCATCCAGGCGCGCGTGCAGTTCAAGCTGCGCCATGTGCCGTTGCTTCTGCTGGTGACGTTGATCAAGCGCGCCCGTGGTCAGGGCTTCAGCAATCTCGCCTCCAACACGATCGCTCAGGTCGTGCGGCGCGCCGACGAGATCAGCGAGCTGGTGGCGATGTACTGGAAGTTCAATCCGAAGAGCGACGGTCGTCGGATGCTGTCCAAGCAGCTGAAGCTTGGCCTCAATGCCGCGATCAAGCGCTTCGATGCCTATCAGCTCGCGAAGTACAATCGCGACACGCCGGTCAAGCTGCGCGACGTGATCTTCCTCAGCCATACCAAGCCGGAGGATCGCGAGCAGGCGGTCATGTTCGCCAAGCTGGTGAACAAGACGTTCTTCCCGAAGAAGCTGAAGAGCGGCTTCTCGATCCGTTCGTTGCGCCTCAAGGGTGAGCCGGGCCTGGAGATCCCGGATACCTGGGAGACGAACCTGTCGGCCGGGAAGGATAAGAAGGCGACGTTTACGCGGCTCCTCGAGGAGGAGAAGCTCGGCTACCTTGCGCTGCTGCGCAACCTGCGCAACATGCATGAGGCGGGGGTCGATCGTGATCTCGTGATTGCGGCGATCCAGGCGCGCAAGGGGGCGCAGTGGGTGCTGCCGTTCCGCTACATCGCGGCGGCGCGTGCAGCACCGACTTTCGAGCGTCATCTCGACAAGGCATTGCTGGCGTCGATTGACGAGATGCCCGAGTTTCGTGGGCATACGTTGATCCTGGTCGATGTGTCTGGGTCGATGAAGGAGAAGCTCTCGGGTAAGTCCGACATGACCCGCATGGACGCGGCGGCCACGCTGGCGGCAGTGTTCCCCGGCGACGTCACGATCTGCTCGTTCTCCAACAGCATCGTCGAGGTGCCGCCTCGGCGCGGGATGGCGGGGGTCGAGGCGATCATCGGTTCGCAGAGCCATGGTGGAACCTATCTCGCCCAGGCGCTTGCGAAGGCCAACAAGCAGTATCGCTATGACCGCTTGGTGGTGATCACGGATGAGCAGGCGCATCTTGGCGCGATGCCGTCGAAGTTCCACGGCTCAGCCTATATGATCAACGTTGCATCGGCGCAGAACGGCGTTGGTTACGGTGAGCAGTGGATCCATATCGACGGTTTCTCCGAGGGGATTTTCACTTACCTGCGTGAGGTGGAGGCCCGCTAACATGGCATTAGGCCGGAACGAGTTCCGGCAGCTCGCAATCGAGCTTTACGGTGCCACCGGATGGCGTCGAGCGGTTCAGCAATCGCTCGACGTCGACCGGGTCACGGTCTGGCGGTGGGAGAAAAACGGCGCCCCGCCGCGCGTTTTGAAGCTCCTGCGCGCAACGCTGAAACTCACAAAGTTGACAAGAACGAAGTGATCTGAGCTAAATCCGCCCGTTCGGCTCCCCCGGCGTGGAGCCTTTACTGCATCAAGGCGCCCCGGTGTGCGGCCACGATGCTCCTCAGTGAGGAGTGGATCGTGGCGAACACGAACGCCCCCTTCGGTTTCCGTAGCTATCGCGTCGGCTCTGGCGGCGATGGCAGCTTTTCCACCCACGAATATCGGATTGCCTCCGGCAACACGACCGCGATCTATCGCGGCGATCCGGTCATGCCGGTCATCGGCACCGCCAACGGGTACATCACCCAGGGCGCACCAGGGACGACGACCCTGGCCGGGATCTTCGCGGGTTGCCAGTACCTGTCGACCAGCCAGAAGCGCACGCTCTGGATGAACTACTGGCCGGGCAGCGACGCCACCAACGACGTCAAAGCCTATGTCCTCGATGACCCGAACGCCCAGTTCGTGGTCCAGGGCAACTCCACCACCTTCAACATCACCGGTTCGCTGTCGAGCTTCACCAGCAGCCCGCTGATGCAATACGCCCAGTTCGCCATCGGCACGGGCAACGCCTCCACCCAGCAGTCGGGCGCGTTCCTCAACTCGCTCGGCACCACCGTCACCTTCCCCTTCCGCGTGGTCGATCTCGTCACGGATCCGCCGGGCTCGAACGGGGCTGACCCAACCACGGCCTTCAACTGGGTCATCGTCGGTTTCAACAACGAGATCATGCGGTCCAACGGCGCCGGGCCGGTTGGTATCTCGTAATCAGGAGCAAGACCCATGGCCGTCAATCTTTCCGCCATCCGCGATCTGCTCCTGCCCGGCCTTCGAGGCATCGAAGGCAAGTACGAGCAGATCCCGACGCAGTACGACAAGATCTTCACGACCCACACGTCGAAGATGGCTCTCGAGCGCACTGCCGAGATGCGCTACCTCGGCCTCGCCCAGCTGAAGACCGAAGGCGGCCAGACCGCGTTCGACAACGCGGCCGGCGAGCGCTTCATCTACAATCAAGAGCACATCGAGATCGGCCTCGGGTACTCGATGACTCGCAAGGCGATCGACGACAACCTCTACAAGAGCCAGTTCCACCCGTCGAACCTCGGCCTGATGGAGAGCTTCCAGCAGACCAAGGAGATCTACGGCGCGAACGTGCTCAACACGGGCAACGTCTACAACGCCTACATCGGCGGCGACGGCGTGGCCTTGATGGCCACCAACCATCCGATCGATGGTGGCACGATTGCCAATCGCCCGAGCACCGACGTCGACCTCAACGAGGCGACGCTGCTCAATGCGATGATCTCGATCCGCCGCAACTTCAAGGATCAGGCTGGGCTGAAGCAGTTCGCGCGTGCGCGCAAGCTCGTCATCCCGCCCGAGCTGGAGCCTGTGGCGATCCGACTGACCAAGACGGAGCTGCGCCCCGGTACAAGCGATAATGATACGAACGCAATTTTTACAACCGCAGGTGGATTAACCGAGGGTTACATCGTCAACGACTTCCTCACGTCGTTCTTCGCGTGGTTCCTGCTCACCAATATCGACGGCCTGTCGTACATGGTGCGCATCCCGTTCGAGACCGACATGCAGGTGGATTTCTTCACCGACAATCTGCTGGTGAAGGGGTATGAGCGCTACAGTTTTGCTTACTACAACTGGCGTTCGATCTGGGGGACCTTCCCGACGAGCTGATCTGTGATGAAGTCCCAGGCGGATTTTATCACCGACAACAGGAGCTGATATGGCTGCTTCGCACTGGTCGGGTCCAGGGTACTTCGGCCCGAACAAAGATCCGGGTGACCCCAACGCGCCCTACAACCAAGGCACCGTTGGTCTGGCGCAGTTCGTCAATCTGCCGGTCAACACGGGTGGCTTGAAGACTGAGGTCGAGATCTTCGTGCCGCCGGGCTGTCGGCTGAGCGCTTTCGACATCGACGTTCTCACCGCCTTCGATAGCGCCACAAGCGCGACGCTGTCGATCGGTACCACATCGGGCGGCACCGACTATGTGTCCGGTGTGAACGTGAAAGCGGCCACCGGCCGCATCGCGCCGACCCTCACCGCAGCCCAGCTCGCGGCGATGTCGGGACAGTCCGTGCTCGGTGTCGCCGCGCCGATACCAGGGCCCCTGTTCATCACGATCACGTCCGTCGGGCAGCCTGCAAACGGCTACGTGACGGTCGCGGTCAAGTATTACCAGATCGTCTGAGGAGTGCCGCCATGAAGGGCAAGCATCACAAGCATCATGCGACTGGCGGCGCCGCGAGCGGCGATCCGCCGTCGGGTAAGAAGACCTTCGAAGAGGACCTGAAGGACAAGCCCAAGCGCTACAATCAGGCCAAGGTCGAGGACGAAGCCGAAGAGAAGAAGCACGGTGGGCGCGCCAAGCGCAAACATGGCGGCCGGGCTCACAAGCATCATGAAAAGATGCACGAGCTGAAGCATGCTCATCACGTCGGTAAGGTTCACGGCTCTCACAAGGGCGGGCACAAGGGGCACAAGGCGCGTGGTGGATCGAACTTCAATCCGCTCTCTTCGGCGCATGCGGGCTCCCCGCCGAAGGGCCACCACACCACGGATTAACGGAGGGCCCCTTCGGGGGCTCTTCTTCTCTGCGAGGTAGCGATGCGGCCTGTGACCGTCTCTGTCGGCCCTAACGCCGTGGGCGGCACGGCCAGCCCGCTGGTGCGTCTCGATGAGTGGGCGCCAGGATTAGTCGGGATCCAGGTCAACGTCAGCGGCACCGTGAATTACACGGTCCAGTCGACGATGGACGACCCGAATTCGCCGACCAACCCGGTGGCTGCGGGCTCGATGACATGGGTCAACAGCAACGACACCAATGTCGTGAACGCCACGACGACGCAGCAGACGAACTTCATGTTCGCGCCGATTTTTGTGCGCGTCCTGCTCAACAGCGGCACCGGCACGGTCACCATGACCGTCGTACAGTATAGCAATGGGCCGCGCTGATGGGCCTCTCGATTGGTAATGGCCTTGTAGGTGGCCTGGGAGGCGGCAGCGGGGGCGGCACGACCAACGGCACGTTCACGGCCGCGGCCAATCCCGTCATCCCGTTTCCCGCAGGTCACACGAAATTCCAGCTCTGGGTCTCGTACACCAGCAATGCCGTGCAAGCCGACGGCCAGGGATTGAACTGGCAGACCTCCGTCAATGCCGATGGCTCGAGCCCTGATACCGCCAGCCACTACCTTGCTGTTGCCGGATCCAATTCAGCGACGAGCCCCAACAGCAATTTTTTCAACATCCATTGGTCTGGGACGACAGGCGGGGCCAAGCCGATCTCGATCTTCATGACGATCGACATCGGTGCTACCGACCGGATGTTCAAAGCCTATGGCACAGGGAGCGGCACGCAAGCTGACGATAGCTACAATCTCATCAACCTGATGTGGGCGCGCAACGTCGTCGGCGCGATCGCCTCCATCCGCGGTCTGCCTGATAGCGCCGTTCCTGGCACAGTATTCACGGGGTCCTGGTCGCTGACGGCAATGGATTAGGTGCAGCATGGCCACCAGCGGTACCTACACCTTCAATCCCAGCCTCGGCGACATGACGTTGTTCTGCTACAACCTTGCAGGCATTCGTCGCACCGAGATCATTCAGGAGCATCTGGCTTACGCCGCGATCGCCGCCAACAAGGTGTGCCTCGACTGGTCGAACAAGGGTGTGAACCTGTGGAAGGTGGTCGGCCCAACCGCGGTGCCATGGGTGCAGGGTCAGGCGACCTACAGCATCGACCCCAGCTGTATCGTCATGCTCGACACCTACGCCCAGCTCGTCGGGCCGACCGGCATCACGACCGACCTCATCATGACGCCGATCAGCCGATCGGAGTATGCGACCTACCCCGACAAGCAGGCGCAAGGGCGTCCGACGGTCTACTGGTATAATCGCCAGATCAATCCCAGCGTCACCGTCTGGAACGTGCCTGACGGCACCTCGAGCACCAATCTCGTCTATTTCTGGCTGCGCCAGATCCAGGATAGCGTGCTGGGCGGCAGCATCCAGGAGGACATGCCCGCGCGCTGGTTGCCCGCTTTCATCGATGCCTACGCCGTCGAGCTGGCGCGCGCCTGGAACCCGCCTCGGGTGAAGGACCTGCTCGTCTTCGCGCAATCGAGCTACGCCACTGCTGCGAATCAGGACGTCGAGACGTCGAACATCTACATCAGCCCGCAGCTCAGCGGTTATTGGAGGATGTGATGAGCTACGCCTCCAAAGCCGGCCGCGCTCGAGCCAGTGCCCGCAATCCGAGGGCTTTCGGCGTCTGCGATCGCTGCGGCTTCTGGTTCAACCACGATCGTCTGCGTTTCCAGTTCGATTGGGCGGGCAATGCTCTGATCAACAAGCAGCTGCTTGTCTGCTCGCGCTGCTACGACAAGCCGCAACAGCAGCTGCGAGCCATCATCCTGCCGGCGGATCCCGTGCCGATCCGCAATCCTCGGCCAGAGTTCTTTGACGAGGATGAAGCCTGATGGGCATGATGATCACCCTCGGCAACTTCATCGACCCGGTCACGGGACTCCCCGTGATCTCGGGCCAGATCATGACGACGCTCACCGGCAACATCATGGTCAACCAGCCTACGGGTGAAGCGCCGGGCGGCCTCAACACGCATCCTGGCACGGATCCCAGCGTGCCGGCCTCGATCGCTGGATCTCCAGGCGTGCCTCGAGCTTTTACGAGCGTGCCCTACACCGGGCCCCTGGTCGTGAACGGGAAGATTATTACGTGAGTGCGTTCAACAATATCCCTGGACTACCGGCAGGGGTCGGCCTCGCGGGCACAGAGCAATTCTGGATGGTCCAGCAGGGCGCCGATGCGCGCGTCACCGCGGCGCAGATCGGCGCCTACGTCCAGGCCAATTTCCCCTCCTCACTTGCGCTCACGGCCACCGCGCCGCTCAGCTACAATCCCGGCACTTCGACGATCTCGCTCACGACCGTGCCGATCAGCCTGGGCGGCACAGGCATCACATCAGGACCAGCCAACGGTCAGCTTCTGATCGGCAACTCTGGCAACTGGGGCCTCTCCACCTTGACGGCAGGCTCGGGCATCTCGGTCACGCCGGGCCCTGGCACGATCACGATCACAGCGCTGTCGGCCGGCGGCTCGGTCACCAGCGTCGGGCTCGCGACGCCAAACTCGACCTTGAACCTCGGCGGCACCAATCCGGTGACGACGTCGGGCACGATCAACGTCGATATCAACCTTGCCAACGCCAATCTCTGGACCGCGGTCCAGACCTATGCCTTCAACGCGATCGCGCTCAGGGGCTCGAGCACGGGCGCCACGACGCTGTCGTCGGCGAATGCCGGCGCCTCGAATTTCACGCTCACCGTTCCGGCCGCGACCGATACGCTGGCGCTAATCGCCGCGACCCAGACGCTCACCAACAAGACGATCAGTGGCGCTAGCAACACCATCACCAATGTGTCGCTGACGACCGGCGTCACGGGCAATCTGCCAGTCGGCAATCTCAACAGCGGCACGGGCGCCACCAGCTCGACCTTCTGGCGCGGCGACGGCACCTGGGCGACCCCGGCCGGCGCCGGCACTGTCACGTCGGTTGCGACTAGCACGCCGGGCTCGACGATGACGCTCGGTGGCAGCCCGATCACGGGCTCGGGCACGCTCACCTTCGACATCAATCTCGGGCACGCTAATACCTGGACTGCGGCGCAGACGTTCCCCGCGAGTGGGATCCTGCTCAAGGGCTCTTCCACTGGCCTCACGACCTTTGCTTCGGCAAACGCGGGTGCGTCCAATTTCACCCTGACGTTTCCGGCCGCGACCGACACGGTCGCGGTGCTCGGCACGGCACAGACCTGGACGGCCGTGCAGACCTTCACCAACAGCGACATCAAGCTGCTGGGCTCGAGCACGGGCGGTACGGTCTTCACCAGCGCCAATGCTGGCGCATCGAACTTCACGCTGACCTTCCCCGCCGTCAACGACACACTGGCCGTGCTCGGCACGGCGCAGACCTGGACAGCGGCCCAGACCTTCACCAACAGCGATCTGTTGTTGAAGGGCAGCTCAACTGGTGTGACGACCTTCACCAGCGACAACAGCGGCGCGTCGAACTTCACCGTTCATGTCCCAGCGGCGAATGATACGTTCGCGCTGCTGGCTGCTGCCCAGACCCTCACCAACAAGACCATCGCCTTTGCCTCGAATACGCTGACCGGCGTGGCGCCGCTCGCGTCGCCGACCTTCTCCGGCACCGTCACGATGCCGGATGCCGGCACCTGGGCCTCGGGCGGGATCTCGACCACCCAGCCGATCAGCGCGCTCACGCATGTCGTCACCTCGGGCAACGTCAATGCCCAGAGCGGCACGACCTACACCGTGGTCAATTCCGACAACGGCAAGACGATCACCTGCAACAACGCATCAGCGATCGCTGTGTCCGTAAATACAGGCCTGACCGCAGGCTTCTGGTGCCACATCATCCAGATCGGCGTCGGGCAGGTAACGGTCGGCGGCACTGCGACGCTGCATAGCTCCAATGGCCTCAAGACGCGCGCACAGTACAGCGTGCTGACGCTGGTCTATCAGGGCTCGACCGACACTTACGTGCTGGGCGGCGATAGCTCGACATGAGGAAGTTTCTTCTCGCCTCGACGATCGCGGCGCTGGCGCTTCCTGTCTCGCACCCAGCCCCCTATGTCTCACGCAACGGGCTGTTCGTTCCTGAAAAGAAGCTCGTTCAGCCCGCGCACATGCCTTTCGTGATCGGACCGCCGAAGCTCAGTGGTACGCGCACGATTGCCAT